TCTAACTTGCACCATTAGTCCGTTTTATGGTATAAAGTATATCTATGGGTCTATTGTCTGCTTTGGGTATAAATAAAAAAACTGAATCCGTACAAGCGCAATACGCCCCTGCCATTATGGACACAGCTTATGGCTATGGTTCATTTACTACAGGTGTCGGAAATTTCCCTGGTGGATTAGATCGTAATTTCGCTATGCAAGTACCTGCGGTTTCACGTTGCAGAAATCTTATAGCTGGTGTAGTTTCCTACTTGCCATTGAAGCTTTACAAAAAGTCAAATGGTGAGGAGTTGGGGAACCCTCTTTGGATAGAGCAGCCAGACTATCGGCAACCAAGATCCGTCACGATTTCATGGACTGTCGATAGTTTGCTTTTTTATGGTGTTGCATATTGGCGTGTAACAGAATTATATGCAGATGATTTAAGACCATCACGATTTGAGTGGGTCGCTAATAACAGAGTTACATTTACTACAAATAAGTTTGGCACAGAAGTAGAAGAATATTATGTTGATGGCGTAAGAGCGCCAATGACAGGTATTGGTTCACTTATCACATTTCAAGGATTAACACAAGGCGTATTAACTACAGCCGCACGTACAATTCAAAGCGCATTAGATTTAGAAAAAGCCGCAGCCGTATCCGCTGCAACACCAATGGCTACAGGATTTATTAAAAACACTGGTGCAGATATGCCAGAAGCGCAAGTACAAGGATTATTAGCCGCATGGAAATCAGCACGTCAAAATAGAAGCACAGCATATTTAACTAGCACATTATCTTACGAAGCAGTTGGTTTTAGTCCTAAAGAAATGATGTATAACGAAGCGCAACAATATTTAGCCACACAAATTGCTAGAGCAATGAACGTACCTGCATATTACATAAGCGCAGATATGAATAACAGCATGACATATCAAAATATTATTGATGGTCGCAAAGAGTTTGTAGCTTATTCACTACAGCCGTTTATTTGTGCTATTGAAGATCGTTTAAGCATGGATGATATTACTCCACGTGGGCATGTAGTCAAGTTTGCTATAGAAGAATCTTTCCTAAGAGCTGACACAATGAAACGCCTAGAGGCATTAGAAAAAATGATTAATCTAGGTTTAATTGATGTGGAAGAAGCAAAGGAAATGGAACAAATGACACCTAACGGAAGAGAAACAGAAGATGAAACTTACATTCAGTAGCCACGTAGAAGCTGCCGATACAGAGCGCAGAGTTATTGCTGGCAAGATCGTACCTTTTGAAGAGGTAGGCAATACTTCCGTAGGTAAGGTCGTATTCGCTAAAGGCTCAATAGAGATAGGCGATCCTGGCAAAGTAAAGATGCTTATGCAACACTCACCAGAGCGCCCAATAGGTCGCATGCAAAAGTTTAATCAAGCAGAAGATGGTATATACGCATCATTTAAGATCAGCGCATCTATGCAAGGTCAAGATGCTTTAATCCTTGCTGGCGAGCAATTAATTGATGGTTTATCTGTTGGTGTAGACGTAAACAAGTCTGTACAGAAAAAAGATTATTTATATGTAACCAGCGCAATACTACGTGAGGTAAGCCTGGTAGAAAGCCCAGCGTTTACAGCTGCGCAAGTAACTAAAGTTGCTGCTAGTGAAAACGAAGCAGAGGACACAAACCAAACAACAGAAAGTGAGGCTCCTGTGGAAGATTTAGCAACAGCGCCACAAGAAGCAAAGGCAGAGGCTGCTACTCCTACAGTAGAAGCTGCTCGCCCAGTAATTACAGCACCACTAATTCAAACAAAAGTACGTACGCCAATCGATTCAATGGCTAAGTACACAGAGCACAAAATCAAGGCTGCACTAGGTAGCGAAGACTCAAAACTATTCATTGCCGCAGCTGATGATTTCTCAAATAACACAGCATTTAACCCAACTCAATATTTGACTGAGTTTGTAACAAATACACGTTTTGGCACACCAGCAATTGATGCATGTTCACAAGGCACACTGCCAGCATCAGGTATGACAATCAACGTACCATCTTTGGTAACTGCCGCAGGTGGCGGAACTGGCGTAGCACCAACAGTAACTGTAGAAGCAGAAGGCGGAGCAGTATCTAACACAGATATGCAAACCAACTACTTAACAGGTACAGTGTCTAAGTACTCAGGTATGAACACACTTTCAGTTGAGTTGCTAGAGCGCTCAGATCCAAACTTCTATGCAGAATTGACACAACAGTTACAGAATCAGTATTTGACAACAATTGATACAGCTGTAGTAGCTGCTTTAATTGCTGCAGGTACTAACGCATCTGCTACAACCGCAGACAGCGACGGAATCATTGCTTACACTTCACAAGCCGCAAAGCTAGTGTATGAGAACACAGGATTCTTCGCACAGAACTACATTGGTAACCCAGCACAATGGCAGGCATTGATGGGCGCAGTTGATTCAACCAAGCGACCAATTTACAATGCGATTCAACCAATGAACGCAGCTGGAGATGTACGCCCTACATCAATCCGTGGTAACGTGTTAGGACTTGATCTATACGTAGACAAGAACTTCTCACAAACTGCATTTGATGATAACTCAGCGATCATCCTTGCACCAGAAGCATTTACTGTATATCGCTCACCTCAGGCATTTATGTCTGTTAACGTAGTATCAAACCTACAAGTACAGGTAGCAATTTACGGATTCATGGCAACAATTGCCAAAATGCCTTACGGAATCATCAAGTACGCAAAGGCCTAATAACCAAGTAATAATCCCTCAGGGTTTAGTAGCCCTAGCCCTGGGGGAGTTTTTTTAGATAAGGAGTAGAGATGCCAGCCACATATGTAACCGAAGCTGAGTTACGCAGTAATTTAGGTATTGGTTCACTCTACACTTCGGCTACAGTTGAAGAAGTTTGCCAAACAGCACAAGATTTATTAAATCAATATTTGTGGTTTAATGATGCACCAGTAGTGGCCGCTGGATTACAAAACAATGTAGCCACATTAGTATTAGCAAACCCAGGCATATACGTAGTTGGTCAAACAATAAGCGTAGAAGGCTGTGGCAGTATTTATGGTGGCCAGCATGTAATTACTGGCACAATACCTGGATCAAATATCCCAGTATCTATAGCAAACACATTTTATAACTTTTTTTATAATTATTCATGGCCTAATGGTTATTCATTTATTCAATTTACAAAAGTACATGCAAACGACCCATTTCATAGAATCCTTCCGTATGGCAAAGTAAGTGGCCAAGATACTAAAGAAGATGATTATGCTGTGATCCCAGCAATTAGAGAAGCTGCAATGATACTAGCTGTCGATATATGGCAAGCTAGACAGGTATCTCAAACTGGGGGCGTAGGCATGGATGGGATAACTGCAAGTCCTTATCGGATGGGCTTCCAGCTCGTAAATCGTGTAAGAGGCCTCATCCAGCCTTACGCCGCACCATCATCATTGGTGGGATAATGCCAGCCGCAATAACCACATTACGTAGCACATTAGCGACAACACTTGCCAATGCTGGCGTGTGGTCAGTATTTAGTTTTCCACCTGCAACACTACTAGCCAATGCTGTAGTAATTACGCCAGGTGATCCTTACATAACACCATCTAACAATGATGAAATAAGTGTTAATCCGTTGGCAACTTTTAGAATACTTATTACTAAACCAGCATTAGACAATCAAGGCAACCTGGCTGGTATGGAAGATTACATTTTGGCAGTAGTAACTAAACTGGCTGCTGCAACCTATCAGATGAATATATCTAGCGTTTCTGCACCAGCAATAGTTAACGCAGCTAGTGGCGACTTGCTAGTATCAGAAATTACTGTATCAATCCTAACGAGTTGGAGTTAAAATGGCATATCAAGGATTAACAGAAGAAGAAAAGAACTTTCTGGCCAAGACAGGTCAGATTACACACACACCAGTAGCGGTTAAAAAACCTGCTTACAAAAAAGAAGAGGAGCAAGACTAATGGCCGTATTTTTATCCAATGGTGCGGTAGTTACTCTTAACAGTGTTGACATTTCAGCATATGTAACAGGGGTTACTATTAACCGCAGTTTTGATGAATTAGAAATTACAGCAATGGGCGACACAGCTCACAAGTTTGTTAAAGGACTAGAGGCATCAACAATTACCCTAGACCTGCTTAACAATGATGCAGCAAGCGGCACAGGTGCAGTTACTGCAACCTTAGCGGCAGCCTGGGGTACTACAGTACCGCTAGTAATTAAGCGTTCTAACGCAGTAATTAGCACTACAAACCCAGAGTATCAAACTACAGTTTTGGTAAACAATACCCAAGACCTAAATGGTGCTGTTGGCGACATCTCAACACAGAGCATTACATTTACATGTAACTCAGTTATAGTAGTAGATACAACACCTTAATTAAGGAGCAATAATGGCAAAGCTAAAGATAACAAGGGCTAATGGTGAAGTCACAGAACACAAGATAACACCAGGTGTCGAGTACGCTTTCGAGTTAAAGTACGGATCAGGTATTAGTAAAGTCCTACGTGAGCATGAACGCCAGACCGAAATCTATTGGTT